AATGTTTCTTGATAAAGCGTAGTTGATTCTGCAAGCATTTCTATCGCTTGCCCGATGGAAACAGAATGAATATCCATCACTTTTCCAATAATAAGCTCTAACCGCATCGTGACAGAGGGTCTATTTTTAATATTTATGCGTCTATCCCAAATGTTGTTACAAAAACTCATAGCTCCTCCTTAATAATTTGCCATAAAATCATCATTTGATGATTTTCGTTGTGCTTTTCGTGGTGTTTCTATAGGCTGTTTTTGTAAGAAACGAACCCCCAAAAGCTCACCCAAGAAAGTGCAGTAAGCCCCACAGTCCCACAAGTGGTTATCTGCTTTTTTAGTCACTTTTTGCCATGTCCATTTTTCTACGCCTGTTTTTTCGTTGACTTCGCAGTTTTTATACTCAGATGTCATCTGCTTTGCATACCCTAAGTCTGTTTCACTGTGTGTACTAAAAAGGTTATCTTTAGCGCTATCCCCCTCTTTAGCACAAAGGATGGACCGTTCAAGCTGAGAGTGTAGCATGTCTTTAAAATACTCTGTATCGAGCAGGTAAAGCTTTAACCCTGTAGTTATCGTCACGCCATTGATGTCTTTTTCAACAGGCGTGACTCTCCAAGGGCTAGAAGGCTTCCCTGATGCACCTTTTATGGGAATACAAATGTCAGAGTTCATCGCGCAAAATTCATACACTTCATCACGCTTAAAGCCTGAGTCAACCGCACAAAGAACGATCATATATACGTTATCTTCTATATCTTTGTACTGTGTATAAAGGATTTCTTCAAGAGCAGCCCATGTCTCTGCACGACCATATCGAATGGTATGTTTTCCAGCCCCATATTTCAAAGCTTGTACCTTGTACCAAAAGTGGTCTTGCTGAACGTCAATAGCCATTACAAGCGCTGCAGTGTCATTTGGTACAATGCCAGGTGCAAAACTATTTTTAAGCAGGAGTATATCTTCGGCATTTGTGCTTTCTCTTGCCTCTTCCCAAGGCTCCGCAAGACGAGTATTAAAAAATACCTGCATTAAGGTACTATCTCCTTCATCTTCCGCTTTTTTTGCCTTAATCCACTCATGAATAATATCAACCCAAGCTACCCATCCAATTGGGCTGTAAAAACTGTTGATTTTATAACCTCTATGTCTATGACCTGGATTCTGTGGTATCCATTTTGCTCCGTTTTCTTCGCTCATCATCCATGTTTTTTCATACTCTTCAATCTTACTTTTACAATGAGGGCACTCAAAATGAACTCCACTTGACAATGTGTAGTTTTCTTTATCATATGTAAAACGGAATTGATCAAATTCAAAGATAACAAGCTCATTACAATTAGGGCAAGGCATATGATAAAGTCTTTGATCAGAATCATTGTATTCTCTTACAATGGGACCGTTTTTAAATTTTGGCGTACTATTGATATAAATTTTTCTATTTGAAAATGCATCGGTTCTTTTACGAAGCATTTGCAATGAACTTCCCTCATTTCCAACGTTTTCGGCAAAGCGTTCAACGTCATCTGCATCAACGAATCGTGCAGAAGATGAAGCAAATGTTGAAGGAGAACCTGACCACCCTATAGAAAGAAATCCCCCTTCAAAATCCTTTTCAAGTGTACCACCTGCATCATCTTTACTCTTTGCATCTTTCATTTTTACCATTAATTCGGGAATGAGTTTTATAGATGGTGTTAATTTTGCCGTTGAATGTTTCCTTGCCAAGGATTCTGTCGGCATGACCATTAAAATAGAGCACGGATAAAGATGCATGTAACATAGTTTTGCATTATTCCCAAGCTCTGTAAAGCCTAACTGAGTTGCTTTAATAACTTTTACTTCTTGAGTTGAAATATGTGGGCTTAATTCATCTTGAATTTCTCTAAGATAAGGAGTTCGTGATGTACGCCAACGACCAGGTTCAGCGCTTGATTTTGATGGCAAAATGCGGTATTTATCCGCCCACTCTGAAACGGTTAAAAGAGGGTCTGGTTTTAGCCCATTAAAAAAAGATATTGTATATGCGTTATTACAGCTCATTAGATAGCCCTGTTAGCGCTTGATTTATTTCTTCTAAGAGAACTCTTTGAATTTTAAATTGGTCAGTTTCTGATGCAAGGATTGGCGAAATACGCGGTGGAATAGCTAGCATTGCATCTCTTACAGCTCTTGCCGTATCAAAAGCTTGTTTTTCTACATCTTGCACAGCTATATATTCTCCTTTTAGCCTTTTATATTCAATTTTTGCTTTTTGTCCTAACCAGTACTCTTTTTCAGCACGTGCTGCAGCACCTGTAATTTTTGCAAGTTCGTCTCCATCATCATCAATTTCATCCTCATTGATTGATCCTTCTGCTATTGCAGCATCTTGTACTCTCTTAACTTCTTCTTTGATACGTTTAATCTCTTCCTTTTCTTCCGGCGTCATATCTGCTTGTGATGGATAAGAACCTGCAACGCTCATAAGAGACGGTTCTTCTCTACGTTTTTCATTTGCTTCACGCTGTGCATCACGAGAAGGGTCTTTATTATCTTCTATGGCTTTTTTAGCTTCTTCAACATTTATTTTCCCATTAATAGGGATAATAATTCCATTTTTAACAAGCTTAGAAACATATGGTTGACTTTTATTTATAAGTTTTGCAAAACTTCTTTGGCTAACAAGCATTATCTTGCCGTCCTAAAAGATTGTTCAATTCCTTCATTAATGTATATTTTTACATTACGATCAAAAACTTTTTTACCAATTTCATAGAAGTCATACTCTTTTTTAATTTTTGCATTTCTTTCAAGCCAATACATAATCACAAGTTTTTTATTTTTACCACGTCCAACTTTTTTAGCAATGGCAGTTAAATGTTTACCCGTTTTAGTAGTAACATTTATCTTAAATGAACCCTTAATATTTTTTGGTCTATTGGACCTAGTAATAATGTCTTTTTTATTCCTTTTCACAACATTAGTTGGAAGAGCAAGATTATTTCCTTTTGGAGTTTTTATTCCTCCGGTTACATGTAAATTTAACCAATCTGCCCTAGTAAATATTTCTGCACTTTGGTCATTTTTTTTCGCGTATTTTACGTTAAATCCAAAAACAGTTTTAGGTTTCCACCAATTACCTCTTATAGTAAAAATGCTATTTACAGCTTTTAATTCAGATTCTCTTATATGCTCTGCAGTTTTATTAAGCCCAATGGCAATACCATGGTTTAATTGATTTGGAACATTATTAATGTACTTTTTTATACTAGTAATGTTGCTTGTAATCTGCATAGCTATCCCCTTACTGATAATAGTGATAACGTTATCACTTTAAAATGTGATAACCAAGTTAAAAAGCCACAAACCGCGTATCTATCGGGGTTGCGCGTACCTGCGAAAGGTAGTATTATGGAAGAACCTATAATCATACCGCTGCCTTCATATTTGGAAGTATGGTTATCTCACCTTTTGCTACTAACTCTCTAAAACGTTCAGGTGTTAACTCTTTTAATTCTTTATCATCCGTAGTAAGTAAGTTCTTATCTTTCTCATACCAACCCTCAATTACTCTTTCGTCTTTTAAAACTCTAATACGTGGTGTTAAGTAACTCATATACACTTGGTTTTTAAAGAAATTAGCAAGATTAAATACTTTCCCATTTGTATGTGGATCATTTGCATAAACCATATACGCATACGCCATATCTGAATGACTGATATGCTGATGATTATTCATGTACTCTTGATAAGCTTCTTCTTTTTTACCAACCTTTTTATTACAAATTCTAGCTCTTCGGTATAAATCTTCAAACTTAGGATCAAAAAAATTAACGCGTTCACGCGTATCATCAACACCATCTATATTAAAAGCTTCGTTCGGTTGTCGTTCGGTTGTCGTTCGGCTTATTTCATTTTGTTGCGATGATATAGGCATTTTAAAGCCTTCATTCGTTCGGTTGTCGTTCGGTTGTCGTTCGGTTGAATTTTTGACAGAACTATAGTGATTAGAGTTTTTTATCATCCAATGAGCATAAAATCTTTCTATCTCATGTTTAAATTCTTTTATCCAGTCATGAGCTGTTGACTTAGATACATTCCAACCTTTAGCATAAAAAGAGAATGCATTTACATTATCGCTATCCATGTCATCGAAGTACTCCATAAAGGCACGTGCTTTATCTCTTTTAGCACTGCTCTTTAGTTCTCGTACATAGTCTATTGGTATATTTATATACCCCATTCTTACACTCATGTTGATCTTGTTCATATTCTTTCCATCGTAACTACATTTTCTTTGTAATCGTGCACAGTATAAGGGGGGATTGAACTAAACGATGTTGTTGGTCCATTAAACCAACACTTTGCTATTCCACATTCTCCATCACGATTTTTAAGTACAATCACTTCTGCTTCGTTTACTGGCTTCTCAGGCATTGATGGGTCATTTCTATTGTAGTATGACTCTCTATGAGGTGCTAGAACAACATCAGCATCTTCTTCAACTGCACCACTATCTCTAATGTCGCTAAGTGTTGGGCGCTTATTTTGTCGTGAATCTGCTGCTCTATTGAGTTGTGAAAGCAAGATGACTACTGCACCATGTTCTTTAGCAAATTTCTTAAGCATCTTAGTCATTTCGCTGACTTGGATATGATCGTCCTTCTTACCTTCTTTTTTGATGTAGCGAATATGATCGATAACCCATATCTTAAAGTGCTTGTTTTTGCGAAATACCGTAGAAGCTTTGGCGATAAGCTGATGAATGCTAAGATAACTTGTATCGTGGATGATGATGTTTTGAGTATTGCGAAGCTCTCTAAGGGCACGGTTAAACTTCTCAGGTGATTTAACCATTCCTTTTTTTATGTCACTTAGTGACTCTTCTGATCGTTCAGCCATGAGTCTTCTAAACATTTTCTCATGTGGCATCTCTAAGCTATCAAACAGTACGCCTATGTTTCGTTTATCAAAGCTTGATGTAAAGGTTGTAGCCAATGATGTTTTTCCCATACTTGGACGTGCTCCAATGACTACCAAATCACCAGGCTCAAAACTTCCTATGACATTATCAAGTTGCATTAGTCCTGTTTTAAAAGTCTCATGATCTTTACTTTCATGAGAGTGAGAGTATTTTTCATAAAACGCATCTGCTATCTCTGCCATGCTAAGATTTTTTGAAAGTATATTTTTATCTTCTATACTTTCAACAGATTGGCTAATAAATCCTAGTATGTCGTGCACGTTCTCATGCTCACTTAGTTTCTTCTTTACCTCAGTTGTAAGTTCATGTATGGAACGGTTTTGAGCTTTAATGCGTAATTCTTCGATGTAAGCATCTATATTTGGTAGTGGATTTGTTGCTGTTATCTCTAACATAGTATCTTCATCAAAACGACCATTTTTAAGTAATTCAACACGTATGAATTCTTCATCTATGGGTTTATCTTCTGATGTAATGGTACAAATAGCTTCATATATAAAGCGATGCGATGGGATATAAAAATCTTCGCCCGTTAGCTTTGATTGTGTGCTAAAAAACAACTCAGGATTGTATAAAAAGCTAGAGAGTACTGCTCTTTCAATGTTTACGTTATGCATCATTCGTATGCTTCCTAAAAAGGTCACGATTACGCTCTAACTTCTCAGAAGGAATAGAATAAACGCAAAACGCTTTTCCAGTTATGGGCTTAGAAACTATATCAAACCCAAGGTCTTGAAGCTCAGGAACACGAGAACGTAAATTATTGCTAACATCTTGCTTGACTGCTTCTACTGCTGTTAAAGAGCCAACATTGAGTAAATGTCTCATTATGCGAAAGTTTTCACTGTTCTTTTTTATCATAAACTGCCTCTTTCAAAGACTTTCTAAGGGCGATGATGCGTACTATCTTCTCTGACGTAGAAATACTCATATCTTTTACTTTATTGATACGACGTAAAATGCTATTCGCCAAGGAATTCGATGATTGCATCTCTCAATCCTCTTGTTTTTTTCTCAACATCAGAGATACTTTTTAAAATACGTTTAGCTTCATTTTTGTCAAGTTCTCCATCGTTTATAGCTTGTATGATATCCTCGTCCATACTTCCAACTGTACTTCCTATTTCTAGTACACTAACTGTTACAACAGTTTCGATAGTTTTACCCACAAGTTTTTGAGATTCTTCTTTCTCTTTAACAAAAAATCCATACTTATTAGCAAGTGCATCGAGGATGATCTTTTGGTCTTCTTGGTCCATTTGTCCCATAATAGAAAAAATCATTGTAAGTTTTAAATCTTTTTCTAGGTTGTTATAGTAAATGTGGTTATGTAATTGAATTGATCTGTTTTTACCATTAAAACCAAACTGCTCGGCAAAGTAGTCCATGCCATTTAGGTTATTTTTCTTCCCAAATGCACTAATAGCAGTTTTAATAGCTTCTGATACGAGTTCGTCTTTGTAGATGTTCATAATTTGCCCCTTTGTAGAATGTTTTAAGTCAGCCCGCAGGGGCAACCACGGGCTTACTTAAAACAGAGTGGACACCAAATTGATGCCCGTCGGATGAAATAATAGTACATTTGTACCATGTATGTCAAGACTTTTGTACTATTATTTATTTCAAAGGGGAAAATAAAATGTATGTGTGTATATGTTTAAAGGGGGATTAGTTTATTTGTCATTTTAATGATTTTATAACGAAAATCGTTATTTTTTATTGACATTTATTCCGAATTTCGTTATAATTATATTGTAACTTGAAAGGGTTACGAAGCTTTTAGGAGGTGTCAGATGACACTAGAAAGGATAGAAAGATGGGTGACTATCTTGGTAGGGGTAGCGACACTCATCAATCTA